GCCCCAATAAGATGTCATTAATAACGTTATTTAACCTAGCGAAAGAAAACCAGCGGTAACTCCGCTCTCAACCATTTGACGAAGTACTGGTGTTGGTGTATTAGGGTTTTTTAACAGTCCATTTTTTTCCGCGAGTTGTCTAACTTTATGATCAGGCATTTTACTAATTTTTTTACGCAATGTCTTTCTATGACGTCTATATCCTTTATCTGTTAAGATACGGATAGTGTGTTTCCGCATAGATTTTTTTGTCGGAGGAGACTTCGATGGGTTTGATGCCGCTACTATTTTTGAAGTTTTTAGGATACTTTTTCCACTTGACTTATGTGTAACAGATCTACTCGCATGCTTAACTGTTGGCTTTGGAGTATTATCTGCCTTCGTAATTACAACTTTTGTAGCCATCTCTATTAAAAACGAATCAAGATTAGATTTACGGAGAACGTAATTTATATTAGATACGATGGACTGGGATTCTATTCATTCGTATTTTGACCAACATGGTATTAATAAACTTGTAGAGCATCAAATTGAATCATTTGAAGATTTCATTCGCAATAAAATTCCACTTATTATTTCTTCGACTCCGTCTATCGTTGTATGGCACGATCAGGATCCCGATACGAAGAAATATAAATATGAATTTCGTCTATCATTTGAGAACATTACCTATATGAAGCCTCGTATTCAGGAAGCATCAGGCCGTATTAAGCCTATGTTTCCTCAAGAGGCCCGTGTTCGTAATTTCACCTACTCATCTCAGATGTTTTGCGATGTTCGATTTATTGCAAAAACTCATTCTCCTACTGGAGTTCATGAAGATGTAAAGGTATTCGAAGGAGTATCATTTGGTCGTATTCCTGTAATGCTTGGATCCTCACTTTGTTTGATGAAGGACTTCCCTATCACAAAGGAAGAGCTAGGTGAATGTCCATATGATCCATTTGGTTATTTCATCATTCATGGAACTGAGCGAACAATTCTTTCACAGGAGAAGGTTGCTGATAATCGCATGATGGTTTTCTACAACAAGAAAGCATCATCAAAGTTCACACACTCTGTTGAAATTAAATCAATCCATGAATCATTCACAACTCCTCCTAAAAAGCTAGAAGTTCGCATTCAAGCAAAGTTCAATGGTCTTGGGTATCCACTAACTATTTGCATTCCTCGTTTCCGTGAAGATATTCCACTCATGGTTATCTTTCGTGCACTTGGTGTAACAACGGATGAGGATATTGCAAATCTAATTTGGGAGAAAGACAGCCTATACAGTGATATGCTTTGTGCATCATTCAAGGAATGTTCTGATCTGAAGATCTATAGCCGCGAAGATGCCGTTGATTATCTATCGAATCATCTTCAATACACTACAACTCTAGAGGACAAACAAGCGTATGTACGAACTCTCCTCGAGACAGAGTGTTTGCCCCATGTAAAGTTTGGTGGAGAAGTAATTCAGAAATCAGTTGTAGAAGTTCGTAAATGCGTTCTCATTGCATCAATGGTAAAACGTCTTCTACTGACAGATCGCGGAGTACTAACTATTGATGATCGTGATGCATACCCAAACAAGCGAATTGTTACCACCGGTGCTCTACTTACACACCTGTTCCGTCAACTTTTCCAGAAAGTTTCAAAGGACATTCGTGGTAAGTTTGTTCAGGAGGTTAATAACGATACATGGAAGAGGGGCGATACTCCTCGTCCTCTAGATGTTCTGAACATTAACAATTTGTATAAGATCCTGAAGGTGTCCACAATTGAAGGAAAACTCAAACAAGCACTTGCTACAGGTAACTTTACAGTACAGGGGCTTGGAACATCTAACTCTGCTTCTCTATCGAATGCAACAAAGGTAGGTGTTTCACAAGTACTCAATCGCCTATCATATTCTGCTACGATTAGTCACTTGCGTCGTATTCAGACTCCTATTGAGAAATCAGGTAAGCTACTTGCACCTCGTAAGCTTCACGGAACATCGTGGGGTTTCGTATGTCCTGTAGAAACGCCAGAAGGTCATTCGGTTGGTATTGTAAAAACAATTACAATGATGACTTCAATTACGCAACATACTCCATCTGTTCTTGTACTTAAAATTTTGGAAGATGTTGATAACATTCACTGGATCAACACGATCGCAGATGCATACAGTGGAACAAGTGTTGTAGTAAATGGTGTAATTGTAGCGTATACCACCGATCCTGTGTCACTAAACGAAAAACTACAAAATGAAAAAAGACTATTCCACCTACACCCTCATACGAGTGTTTCTTGGAATAATTTAGATAACTCAATCACAGTTGAGACTGATGGAGGGCGATTTGTACGACCTTTATTCAGAGTAGAAAATGGTAAAATCGTAACGCCACCAGCTTCAAAAAATTGGAATGACTGGATTAAATCTTGCGTCGAATACGTTGATCCACTTCAAACTGAAGTGATTCGTGTTGCAATGACTCCTGCCGATGTTACGAAAGGTCACACACATTGTGAGATTCATCCAACTCTGATCCTTGGTCACATGGCAGCTAGCATTCCGTTCTCTGATCACAATCAGTCTCCTCGTAACACGTATCAATCTGCTATGGGTAAACAGGCTATCGGTATCTTTGCAAGAAACTATGCAAAGCGACTCGATAAGAATGGTTATATTCTATGTAGCCCTATGAGACCTTTTGTAGAAACTCGCATTCACAATGTTCTTAAGTCTCATGAAATGCCTACAGGTGACAATATCATTGTTGCAATTGCAACATATGGTGGATACAATCAAGAGGACTCAGTAATTCTAAATCGCAGTGCAGTTGAACGTGGATTGTTCCGTTGTTTGTACTACACGATCTACAAGGATGAGGAACATCGTAATATTACATCTGGCAAGGAGGAACGTTTCACTAAACCTTCGCGTGAGACAACTCGTGGTTACAAGACTGGGTCGAAGTATGGTGTACAAGAGAACGGTATTCCGATCCTTCACACAGAAATCAAGGAGAATGATATTGTTATTGGAAAGGTTACCACAATTAAGGGTGATCCGAACGGGTACGCATTCCGTGACTCATCAACTAGTCACAAGAACTCAGAAACGTGTCGTGTAGACGGTGTCTGGCAGGATAAGAACTCTGATGGATATCCGTTCATTAAGGTTCGCGTAGTATCTGAACGTATTCCTGAAATTGGTGATAAGTTTAGTTCTCGCCACGGACAGAAAGGAACTTGTGGTATCATGTTGAATGAAGAAGATATGCCTTATACGAAGGATGGTCTTCGCCCCGATCTAATCATGAATCCTCACGCAGTACCTTCGCGTATGACAATTGCTCAATTGATGGAAACAATGTTTGGAAAGATTTGTACTCAGCGAGGAACAATTGGTGATGGGACTCCATACACACATCTAAAGCAAAAAGAACTTCGTGAACATCTACTAGACCTTGGATTGAGTCCTTATGGAAATGAGATTCTATATAATGGCCAAACAGGTCAGATGATGAAGTCTGAAATCTTTATGGGACCAACATTCTATCAGCGTTTGAAGCACATGGTAATTGATAAGAAACATTCGCGTGCTCGTGGGCCGATTGTATCCCTGACACGTCAGCCTTGTGAAGGACGTTCTCGTGATGGTGGTCTTCGTGTTGGTGAGATGGAACGTGATTGTATGATTTCTCATGGAATTGCAAGTTTTACTAAGGAGCGACTCATGGATGTAAGTGATCCATTCCCTACTGGTTTCTGTAAGTCTTGTGGAAGTTTGGCAATCATGAACGAGGTAGAAAAAATCTACTACTGTGGCACATGTAAGAGTAAGACGTCGTTCGAGATGAAAACTATTCCATACGCAGTAAAGCTTTGGAGCCAGGAACTAGAAGCTATGCATATTATTCCTCGAATGGTATTTGAGTAAAAAACTCACCCGCTGGTGAGAAACCCTATCTCTCATAGAATTTTTTATAGAAACTTACTTACGTCAGCGCATGGTACGCGGCCTTGTATAGCTTGATGTTTGCATTGATCTTCTCACCGCACTCCTTGTCATTGCAGACTTGGTAGCCGATAGAGTAGATCATTGCCGTTATCAAATCGTACGTCTCGCCGCCATAGATGGCAGTAAGAATGTCCGTACCGGGCGCTCCGGTCTTGTGACAGATGTCACACATGGCGAGCTCGCAGCAGATCTTCCTCGGGCCAAGCCGAAGGTTCTTGATGTGCATTGCGTGCTCTTCCGGAGTAAGCTCCTTCTTTGTGATCTCGTTCTCCATGGAGACTGCAACCATTGCCGACATCTTGCGCGAAACAGCTTGTGAAAGGTGTGCGTGTGTTGTGTCGACTCGTTGTAATTGAAACATTATAAACTTTTAGAATCCGTTTTGCGACTCGGACATAATCAAGTAAAAAAAGAACTACACCTCTCGTGTATGAAGAAACAACTTATGTTGCTTTCTTGCTATTTGTAATTTTTTACACCTCGTCACCCCAATCTCCAATCGTAGGAAATGACATGCAGATGCTCCCCGGCACTGCTGCCGGCTTCGTAGGCGCTCCTGGCACCTTCTTGACGACTGTAACCCAGTTGGGCTTCGTAGGCGTCTGCGGCACTGCTGCCGCCGGTGCGACCTCAAAGGCCGCGGTGAGCAGTTCCATGAGCTCCTTCTGCTCCTGCTCGGCGAAGAACTCCTCGGCCGCAGCCTGAATCTCCTCGTCCTCATCCGCATCCGCCGCTGCGAATGCATCTTGCGCGGCCTCAATGGCCGCCTGATTGGCGATCATCTCGCCAACTTCCTTGTACTGCGCCACGCGCACATCATGCTCGTGGCTGCGCTGGACAATCATGTGCGACTGGCCAATCTTCTTGAGGTTCTCAATCATGAGATCCTTGTCATCGGGTCCCGCGTACGGGCAGCCCGGGTCGCTGCACATGGTTTCACATGCTTGCGTCTTGTAGTTGTACACCTGCCGCTGCTTCTGCGCAGCGGCGATGTCATCCTCCGTGTGAATGAACGTGCACTTTCCTCGGTTGAGGTGGGCGCACGTCGGGCCATTACGGCACGGCTTCGTCATCTTGCTCGCCATCTTGAAAGAACTTGTTAGTTATCAAGAAGAAGAGCGTATACAATACATTATATTAATTTTTACAAATCCGTTTTGCGATCACGGATTAATTGGATCCGAATCTTCAACTATAATAGTTGTTGGTTCATCAAAAATAATTTTAGGGTGTTGTCTGTACATTTTTCTACAAAGAAGACAACAGAAACATACTGATGCTATGCAAAATGATACAGAAGCCGTTATTGATAACCAGTTATCATCCATTAATTAATAAATGTTTGTTTCATTTATATGCTATGACTTCATCAATAAGATACCGATAATAACCATAACTAATCCGATATAATTAATAGGATGTTCAAGGCGATCACCGAGAACTATATAAGCAACAATACTCTCTAATGCTGCAGACATACCATCCCACATTCCATTCACATACAAAACGTTACCTGTTCGCAAACAGGTGATTAAATAATATATGACTCCTGCATAACCTACTAATCCAGCTCCTAAAAATTCCAATTTATTCGTCTGTGCATACCAACGAAGATTGAAATCGCCTGCTATTTCAGCAACTGATAACAGAAGAATATTCTGTAGACTCATTTGTTATGAGGACCGAATTGTTGTTTTACGATTATAATAATATATGTCCCTGGAAATTGTTATGGGTCCTATGTTTTCAGGAAAGACAACGTATGCTATTTCTTACATACAACGTCAGCAAAGTATCGGTAAGAAAGTTGTTGTCATTAAACCGAATATCGATGCACGGTATACAACACAGAGTGTGCTTATTACACACAATAAACAGGCTTACCCGTGTCTTATATGGGATGTATCAATTAAAATGTACATTCCACATGAAATGATAAATGCAGATTGTATTGTTATCGAAGAAGCTCAATTTTTTTCCGGATTACATGGCATTGTAAGTAAACTTTTGTTTTTACATAAAAAGCACATCCTTGTTGTTGGTCTAGATGGAGATGCATCTCAAAATCCATTTGGTGAAATTTTACAATGCATACCGTTGTCGACTAAACTTCTAAAACTAGAAGCATTGTGTAGTATATGTAAAGACGGGACAGGTGCTCATTATTCGAAGAAAATTATAAGTGATATGATAGATGATCAGATAGATGTTGGTGGAGTTGATAAGTATATTACTGTATGTTTAAAACATTTATAACTAAATAATGGAGTACAAATATTTTATTGATTTTCTGGGAACACTTGTGTTTCTATTCGCACACGTTTTTACGTATGCAAATCCATACGTAATGGGAATTGTTACATTTGCAGTTTATATGATAGGATCACCCATGGATGCGGTTTATTTTTCACCCTTACCCGTTTCTGTTTCATATTTTCTAGGAAAAATGTCAACAGAAGATGCAATCTATGCTGTTTTATCTCAATATGTAGCAGTTGTTCTTATTATTTTGACTTTTAAACCATTAAAGGTTTTCATGGATTTAACTTAGAATAGGTAATAAATGAGCTTGTATATCTATATTAAAGATGAAAAGCTTCGCGAGATGTCTTTTGAGCATTTGAAAAGGCGTCGTCCTACTGATTCAGGTTGCGATATTCTATGTCCCACATGGTCGTGGCCCGAAGACAACCTCGAACGCTTTGGTCTTGAAATGAAACTAGGAATTCATTGTGCCGCTGTTACTGCAGATGGTAAACCTGCACCGTATCTTCTACTTGCTCGATCATCAACAAGTTTGACTCCTTTTCGTATGTCAAATCAGCTAGGACTAGCAGATATGGGATACCGTGGTGAGCTAATTGCTCGTGTTGATATTATGGGAAATGAGAGTAGAAACTGGGTTGTTGGATTTGGTCAGCGTCTTTTTCAGATTGTTCAACACAACTGGATGCCATGGGAAGAGATTGTTCTTGTAGAGAATCTATCCGAGCTACCTGTTGCCGTAGATAACAGAGGTGATGGTGGTTTTGGTTCGACTGGGACATAATAAAAACGGATTCAATTTAACTGTGTACAAACAATTGCAAATAAAATGGACGTATCTCGTGTTAATCGCATTGGTGGCTTTCCGTATGGATATGATAATTTCAAGAAAGAACTAGAAGACGGCATTAATGCTGTTAATACACTTGAACTGTGGGATTGGCTAAAATCATATGATTTGGATTCAGATAGATTCGGAGAACATCCTAATATTGGTAAGATCGACAGTAAACTCAAGTACCTAAGTGGCCACAGTGGTGGTTCGCATGGATTCATGATGAGTTCATTGATTTATATTGCAAAGCATGGGTTTGAGGACTATGTTCTTTACATGAACAAAGAGACAAAACGCCCGCCTACTCCAGTACCTCATCCAGTCAGTCCGGTTCACAATCGGGCAAACACTGGTGGTGCGATGCCCCGGCGTGTATGCATGTGTCGCGCACAAAAGGGGTTCAACGAAGGATGGTGTTCATTTGCTAGCATGGGGCAGGTTCCTGGTTGTGAGTATTAATAAATATACTTGCGAGAGAACCGTCACTTGCAGTAAACGTTTCATAAAGTTTGAAACCTTTTTTAATGTAAAAATTACACGCTTCAGTGTTTGAGTTTAAAACTTCAAGCCAAACATTGGACTCTAACATATCTAACATTTTTGTAGCAATTCCTCGTTTTCTGTACTCTTCATCAACCGCTAAATACGATATTTGATATTTGTGTACTCCATCGGGAGTAGATGATAAAAGTAAAAACCCTATAACTTGATTTCCTTCAATTGCTAATATTGAATTGTTATCAATAATTGTTTTTTTATAGTATGCGATTTCTTCAGGATCAAAAATAGACGTGAACAATATATCAAGAGCTATTTTCCATTGTTTTGAAAAATATATAAATATCATTTACATAAACCAAGATATCTATATGTAAGCCTTCTTAGCTCAGTGGTAGAGCACCAGCTTTGTAAGCTGTAGGTCCTGGGTTCAATCCCCAGAGGAGGCAAGTAGATCGCATCAAACGGTGTATCTATTTGCCTAAACTAAATGTTTAATCAGAACAAGAGAAATTACATCCTGTATAATAGCAGCCCAGTATGCAGAATACCAGCTGCTCTTAAACCCAAAAACCATAATTAAAACAACCACAATTGAACGCAGAAATGTGTTGACGAGAACGCTCGACGTCGGGAAGAACCACAGGTCCATTTATCTTCTGTAATTTTTTTTCTTGATATAAATCATAAACACAATATGGGTGGCGGTTTAATGCAGCTTGTCTCGTATGGCGCTCAGGATATCTACATCAGCGGTAACCCGCAGATCACGTTTTGGAAGATTCTATACAAGCGTCACACGAACTTCGCCGTGGAGTCTATTGAGGTGACGTTCAACGGTCAGGCCGACTTCAACAAGCGTGTGACGGCTGTCATCAACCGTAACGCTGACCTAATGTACAAGACGTATGTGCAGGTTGTTCTCCCGCAGATCACTCTAACGGGCGATTCAGCTGGTACGCTTGGCTCTACGTTCAAGGGCTTCCGCTGGCTCAACTACATCGGCCACCGCCTCCTCAAGCAGGTTGAGCTCGAGATTGGCGGCCAGCGCATTGACCGCCAGTATGGTGACTGGATGCAGATCTGGACGCAGCTCACGGTTGAGGCTGGCTCAATCCGTGCCCTTGAGTCAATCATTGGCAACACGCACGACCTAGTTCTCATGAAGCGCTCCACTGGCCTTGGTCTCGATGCGACGTGCTCTGCCTCTGAGACGACGATCTCTTGCGTGCCGCGCCAGGGCTGCCCGGCGAAGACGCTCTACATCCCGCTCCAGTTCTGGTTCTGCCGTAACCCTGGTCTTGCCATCCCGCTCATCGCTCTCCAGTACCACGAGGTCCGCATCAACGTTGACTTCGAGACGTGGCAGAACTGCCAGTACGCCGAGACGGCTGTTGGTGCGGCTGCCGCTGCGCCTGCCCAGTCCCTCGCCGCTGCCTCGCTCTACGTTGACTATGTCTACCTAGACACGGAGGAGCGCCGTCGTTTTGCCCAGCAGTCCCACGAGTACCTCATTGAGCAGGTGCAGTACACGGGCGCTGAGAGCATCACGAGCTCAAGCAACAAGCTCCAGCTCAACTTTAACCACCCGGTTAAGGAGCTCCAGTGGGTCGTGCAGCGCGACTCATTCGTTGACTGTTCTAACCCTGCCTGGATTGCGTCAGTCGGTGGCCCGCAGCCGTTCAACTACTCTGATGACTTCAGCACGGATGGTATCATCATGTCCCTCCTCTCCCAGTCTGCAGCGAGCGGAACTGCTGTAGGTGCGACTGCCAGCCAGGGCACATACGGTTCAGCTGCCGCTGCTATTGCCACGGCTGTTCTCGGCCAGGCCCCCACTGAGGGTGCGTCGATGGTTGGCGCCGATTCACTCGATATCAGCGGTGCCGCCGAGTTCGAGTCTGGTGTCAACTACCTCCTCGCGAAGGTCGTGCTCGACTCTGGTATCCGCTGCGAGGGTAAGAATCCGGTTGAGGTTGCCAAGCTCCAGCTCAACGGCCAGGACCGCTTCACGGAGCGTGAGGGCAGCTACTTCGACAAGGTGCAGCCGTTCCAGCACCACTGCCGTACGCCGTCTACGGGTATCAACGTGTACAGCTTCGCGCTTCGCCCGGAGGAGCACCAGCCGTCTGGCACGTGCAACTTCTCCCGTATCGACAAGGCCACGCTCCAGCTCACGGTGTCCCTCAACACGGTTACAGGTGCCCGCACGGCCCAGGTCCGCGTCTACGCGCTCAACTACAACGTGCTCCGCGTGATGAGCGGCATGGGTGGCCTCGCGTACTCCAACTAAAGTGTCTACATTTGCATAGAAGTGTAGCGTAACTAAAAATTAAACTGCAAATGAGTTTTCAAACGAAACATCATTTGTAAATAAATGGATGAGTTAGCGTGCAAATATGTAGGGTCATTTGGACTATTAAAGTCATGCGATAAACGTAGTCCTAAACCTATTTCTGATTCTGGTGAAATGAATCCTGAATGGTATGCAAATGCAAAAGAGAATGATGTTTTACATGTATGTCCTCAAGCACTTCGCAGCTTTATAAGTGATGTTTTACCTACTTTAAAGAAGTCGTTTATTTTAGTTACGAATAATTCTGACATGACAATACCAGAAGACGTTCCAAATGTTCTCGTGTTGATACTTCACCCACTGCTAACACATTGGTTTGCACAAAACTGTACATCAACATACCACAAAATAACCCGCATTCCAATCGGTATGGATTATCATTCACTTACACCGTCACCTGGTCAATTTACATGGTCCCATAAACAAGCGCATTCGTGGGGCGTAAAGAAAATGCCAACTGTTCAAGAGTCAGACCTTTTTGCAATTAAAAATCTAGCAGGAACACGTTTATGCAAAGCATACGCAAACTTTCAATTTTTGATGACAACACGATATGGACAAATTGATAGACGAGATGCTATTCAGACTGTTCCGAAAGAGTTGGTGATGTACGAATATATAAAGACAACTAGAGACATTTGCTGGAAGAATATGATCAAATGTAAGTTTGTATTATCACCTCATGGAAATGGTTTAGATTGTCATCGTACATGGGAAGCTCTTGCGTTGGGGTGTTATCCAATTGTAAAAACATCTGGGTTAGATCCACTATTTGATGATCTACCAGTTTGGATAGTCAAAGAATGGTCTGATATAACTGCAGAAACTATGAGGCAAACAGCATCTGATTTTGATTGTCGTGAATTTAAGATGGAAAAACTCACATTAAAGTATTGGCAAGAAGTAATAGAGAATGCCAAATAATAAAACACAACGCAAATTCGGATCACGTAGACAAGTATTTAACGGTACTGCCGAGAAAACACCTGGAGGGCTTAAAAAAGATGACCTGTTAAAAAATACTTATGGACGTATTGTTTCTGTAAAACGTCATCATACTATGAAGCGTCGTATGGTTGAACAAGATGGCGGTAAAACGGATCTATAAAATTCACATAGCGTCGGATAGTAGATTTGAAAATGTCCACCACTAAGCGTACTAAGACCTGTGAAGGTGGTAGTCGAAAGAACTTTAATATTAGAGAGCTTACTAAGCTCATCCTACGGGATGATTCGTGGAACATTATTCATCAGAAAAAGGCTCAGATTATTGATGCCAACTACCTGAAAGATGGTAAACTACGTGAAATGCTGACTGAGTTAGCACAGGACGACGATGATTGTCCGGGAAATAAGAACTGTCAAGAACTTCTCACGTGGTAAATTTTTTCGTTATACGTTTTAGAATTGTAAGTCCATTATTGTTTACAAGACGAAGATCGATTTTCCATTCAGGATGGTCCTGTAAAAATTCCTCAACTGCAGGCCACAGTCCTCTAGTAATTTCATCTATGGGAATTCCGGTATCCTTGCTTTGCTGAACTGGGTCCATATTACAGCGAATTGTCTCACCATGCCACTCGTCAACAGTGGTATCGTGCATAATAATAAACTTTTTTACAGAAGAATTCCAATAATTTAGTTCGCGCTTTAGATGACCGTAAACATGCCAAGTATCAATAAAAAGAAGATCAGTTGGTATTAGCGGAACATCGAGATCACTTGCGTGATAAAACGTTGCATTTACACCTTCCGACTTACACTTTGCAATAAACGGATCTATTTGCCAATTTTTATAAGGATCAACAAGTGAGTATGTATTATTAGGAGTTCCAACAAGACCAGCAGCAAATGCATAAGAGCTTGTAATAGCACGAACTCCACATTCTACAACTGAATCACACTGTTTAGTGTATGCGAGTAGAATTGGAAGATGTTCATGTATATCACACCAGGTAGGGTAACATTTTTCTTGGTAATCTTGTAATAATGTTGTTGTCATTTAGTACTTTAGTTTAAAATGAATTTAAGTAGTTTAACGAATAAAGATCTAAAATGGCGTTCTTACGTGTAATTAATCCAAATGAAGACTGTGAACTACCAGTCGATATGGCGATTGAATATAAATTTCCACTTGATCCTTTTCAAAAGCACGCAGTAAATGCTATTGCAAAGGATGAAATCGTATTTGTAACTGCAAAAACAGGATCTGGTAAAACACTAATTGGCGAATATCAGATTGCACATAGCTTGCGAAAGGGTAAACGAGTTTTCTATACAACTCCTATCAAATCATTGAGTAACCAAAAGTTTCATGATTTGAAAGAAATGTTTGGCGATGTCGGTATCATGACAGGAGATATCAAGTTCTGTCCTGATGCGAAAGTACTTATTATGACAACTGAAATCCTGCGTAATATGTTATTTAAGAAACAGAACTTGGATGATTTGGATTCCGTAATCTTTGATGAAGTCCATTATATCAACAATGATGAACGAGGAAAGATTTGGGAGGAAACTATGATTCTTTTACCAAAACATGTGAATATGATTCTACTTTCAGCCACAATTGATTCGCCTGAACTCTTTGGAAGTTGGTTGGGTGATTTGAAACAAAAACAAGTTCATCTAATTGGTACAACGTATCGAATTGTTCCACTGAAGCACGTAGTTGTAAACCAGGACAAGACGTATTCTGTAATCATGAACGAAAAGGATATATTTGAAAGCCGAAAGTATCAAATTTGGTTACAGGCCGAGAAACAGATTCATCAAAAACACAAAATGCATAAACAGGCAGTTTCAAACCGCGATGATGGTCAAGTAATAGGTAAAGAACAAGGTAAAGTTGTTTTATACAGTTACACTCACAGGATAAATGAACTTATTCGTTTGCTTGAAGAACGTGAACAACTTCCTGCGTTGTTCTTCGTTTTCTCAAGAGATAAATGTGAAAAATTTGCAAATTCAGTTGAAGGAAGTTTGATTACATCATCTGAATCGGCGGAAGTACATCATATTATTCGTAGATATCTTCATACGTATAAAGATTTAGAAAAGGTACCACAATATCACAAGGTTATTGAACTACTTCAACGTGGAATTGCTTTCCACCACAGTGGCGTTCTTCCTCTACTCAAAGAAATGATTGAAATTTTGTTCAGTAAAGGATTGGTACGTCTATTATTTGCGACTGAAACATTTGCAGTTGGCATTAATATGCCTACTAAAACTGTAGTCTTTACTGCTCTTCAAAAGTTCGATACAATCAAGAGATGCTTATACACAGATGAATACATTCAAATGGCGGGGCGCGCTGGAAGACGTGGAAAAGATAAAGAAGGATTGGTTATCTACTTTCCAGAACATGAACCTATATATCTCGACGAACTGGAGAAGATGATGACTGGTAAGAAAGCGTCTATTCAGAGCAAGATGGATTTTCACTATGATTTTATTTTGAAATCTATGTCATCTGATTTGTCCGGAATTGTTGAACAGTCGTACTGGTTTCAACAGCTTCAACTAAAGAAGATTCAAGTAGAAAAGGATATTGTAAAACTAAAAGAAAAAATTGATTCATTTGGGTTTACTGAAAATATTATCAGAGAACTTCAAGTTAAGAAAGAACTACAGAATCATGTTAAACAAAGTGTAAATGCAGAACGTAAAAGAGCACAACAGGAGCTTGATAAATGGAAAAATAGTCATGTTGGACCCATTTGGAACCGTGCTGAGAAGCTAGAACACGAATATAGCATGTATGTTACCGATCTAGAAATAACAAAACTAGAGCTTGCTGAATTCGATAAATATGATCAAATTCGTCAAATAAATATTCGTTTCTTGGAACACATGGGATTTATTGAAAATGGTAAGTTGAGTAAAGCTGGTCTTTTGGCAGTAGAGGTAAATGAAGCAAATCCTATATTGTTGATTAATGAATATTTGACAGGAACGTTTACAAATATGGCTTCTTGTGAAATTATTGCATTCTTGTCTATGTTTCTTAAGGAAAAAACAGATCTAGAAGGATCAAAACTTCCTGCACATATTGAACAGTATCAAAAATATTGTATTGAAAATTCAGCCAATGAAGAGTATTGGAGTTTGCAAACTGGATATCAAGACTTGATGGAACGTTATGCAAAAGGTGAAGATCCTGCAGTTTTGTGTTCAGAATATGGTATCTATATTGGATCATTTTATAAAATGGTAATGAGCATTTCAAATATGATAGAAGAACTAACTAAAGTAATGACTATATGTGAAGACCTAGAAGGAGTTAAAAATTTGGAAGATGTTCAGCGAATGTTGATTCGTGGAATTATTGTTCCTGATAGTTTGTATTTGAAATCCTAAATAGAATTCGGTCTTTCCAAAAGAGTTTATCAGGCTGCGATAGATAGTCAACTAAAATTGAAGATCCTACGTGTACATCTTCGTTTTTTTTCTTTTTCAAAATGCGTCTCCATATAGGAACATAAAATCGAATATAATCGTCTGTTACTTCTGTAACAACAGCATCAACTGTTCCAAAAGGATATAGTAAAATCAACGACATAAAGAATGCATCCCGGCTAAACCGTTTTGATTGAATTTGTAACTGATTGAACGTTTCTTCCGACGGTGTGGCTTGATGCTGTTTACGTTCTAGAACTGCATGAAGAACACGTTGATTAATAACATCTACATATCTTCGCAAAGGAGACGTTGCATGACAATATAGCTTACCTATGCCTACATGAATGACGGGATCCTTTGTATAGATTGCTGCAGATCCAATATTAGCTAAATCCGGATGAACTGCTAGTTGTGTTTCCGATAAATCTTGTTTTCGAAATAATCCTTCTTTTTGTTGTTCCAATATTTGTGCAACTTGACAGTTATAGTAAAGCATACATGCTTCAATCCATTTATGAGAGTCGTCAGATTCTATACCAAAGTATTCACTTACATCTTTTAATATTTTTGCATATTTAGTATCGTAAACACTTTCATATGTGTGTTGTTCTTTATTGATAACAGTTGTTAGTATAAAGCTTGATTTTTTAGTTATTATATTGTATTTTAATGATATACCATTACGAAGAGAACCAATACTAAGTGTAGCCATCGTTTCAAACTCTGTTGGAAACATTGTATGGGGAGGAAGTCCCGGATAGTAAAGCGTTTGACCAATTTTGCGAGCATGCAGATCAATATCACTTTCTGGTTGCATATACGATGCTACGTCGGCAATTGTAATATAAATGTGTGGAAAATCAAATGAAATGATATCATCAATGTCTACTGTTCCGTATGGATCTACGTTAATCGTTGGAAGATGAGTAATATCCAGTCGTTCAACGGGTTGATATGGAATGACTGACTTCATTAACTTTTCTGAAAATTTAGCAGTATATACAGCATGCGGTGAATAATGTAGATACATAGCAGTTCCTTCCGCTTTCTCATCACCTACACGACCAAGAAGTTTTACAATATATGGGGTTGTTTCATATTCAATATTAATAACTGCAATTTGGTTATAAGATGTATCCTTTTCAGTGGACGAAACCTTATAGCTTTGTACGTCATGTGAATATGGTGTAAATAAATAGATCGGAGTATTGCGTTTATTATAACCATATTTGATTTTAGAGTTTAAGTGTAAAACGCCCACAATCATCTTTAATGTAAATAAAATATTATCATAAACTATTCATTTTTAACATATATAAAAACGGATATGTATACGTAAATTTCCTTATTAGTTATTTTAATGCTCAATGGTTTATAATATAAATAATGTCTGATAAATGGAATGAATGGTATAAAGATTTAAAAAAAGATAATATTGGGTCTTTTAGATATGGGGATACAGAAACTTATAATCTTGGTTATGAATTTTTAAAGGATTGTGATCTCATCGAAGATTGGGGGTGCGGCACCGGTGGATTTAAACGTTTATTTATCACCGATGATCGTGTAAGTAAATATATAGGCGTTGATGGATCAAATACTCCTTTTTCTGACATTAAGGTAGATTTAACACAACATATTTCCAATGTTCATGGTATATTTATGAGACATGTCTTAGAACATAATTATGAATGGAAAATAATTCTAAATAATGCATGTAGATCATTTAACAAAAAAATGTGTTTAATTTTGTTTACACCATTTACTAGTGAAACAAAAGAAATTGCTCACAACTTAAAACACGGAGTAGACTGTCCGGATCTGTCATTTAACAAAGATGAGTTGATAAGTATATTTAAAAAATACAATATATCATATGAACTTACAACAATTCATTCTAATACTGGCTATAATATTGAACATGTTTTCTATTTAAGCAAATAACACTTATTATTGCCACAAGTATGAAGTTAGCTTTTTATACGTATTTTTATGGGAGTAATAGTAATCCTAATTTTAGAATTCCGGGTGTTCCATCGTTAAAGTACGACTGTTACTATTACACAAATAATAAAGTTATTCTTGAAAGATTAAAAGAAACAAAATGGATTGGAATTTTCGATAATAAACCAATAACTGATAATTTAATAGAAAGCTGTATGATTGGAAAACACTTAAAAACAATGCCACATAAATATGTTGAACTAATCCCCTATGACTATTTGTGTTTTTTAGATAATAAAGTAGAACAAATAAATGAAATAGTTGTAGAAGAATTTATTGTTAAATATTTTATAGATAATAATTATGCTTTGTTATTACGTGAACATATATGGATTAAACATAGCGTAATGAATGAATATAATGAATCCATGTTTCAGGAAAGATATAGAATAGAAAGTAATAATTATCAAAAATACATACAAACACAGTTAAAAAATGGTTTAAGTGAAAATGTAGAAAAGCATTGTATGTGTGGGTTTTTAATACGAAATATGCGACATGAAAAAAATAATGAATTAAGCACTACTTGGTATCAACATATCCAAGATTGCGGCATTCAGGACCAAATATCATTTTTCTTTGTAAAACAGTTATTTTCCGATATTATATATCCGTTTACCGAGACTCCATTTAAAGTTGTTGGTATACATTAAAAAACGAATTCATATATAGTTATTTTTCTACATAATAAAAGAGAGAATGGATCCTCCTCTAACAAGACGTGAAACCAAAAAGACCGACAAAGAAAAAAAAGGCGGTCCTTATAGTTCGAAACATGTTCGCAATATGGAAAAGATTCAAGCTGAGAAGCGTAAATCATTAAAGACGAAGCAGTGATGCATGCGAAACTTTTTGTGTCTTATGATTATCACGAGCTTTTGTGTAATGACCGGATGCTGTCTTACGACACGTTTTTCCTCTATACGTCTTTTTTGCACAACCACTTTTATAATACATTACTCGCATCACATATCCTTTATATGAAGGAAGCGTCGTGCGAAATTTAGGTGCTAAAAATTTTAACAATCCATACATCCATTTAGTGTAACTCCTTTTACTTTCAAGAGCAACTGGGTGTTTACTTAAATAAGATTCAAATGAATAAAACGGAAATTCTGTGCTTAACCTTTCCATAAATGTGCGCTGATTTGCCATATCAATTTCTTCAGGTTTATCGGGATAGTTAATTGCGATTGAAAATAGAAAATCACGTCCAGGTACTTCAGTCGGTTTCAAATTCATATAATGTTTCTGTACATCTTCAAATGATGGATCTGGTCCAGGATTTATTACATTAGGATCATCTTTACACTGCGATCGTAACTTATTGTTAACCATATTATGAATTTCATACATCCATCTGCCAGGATCACCACGTAGAGGGTGTTTTTGAACAAATTCTGTAGTACTTGCGCGACAGAACTTACAAGGTAATATGTCTTTCATCTGAAGTAGAACTTCTTCGGGATGTTTTGACTTGAACGCGATCAAATGAAATAATTGCCATCCACTAGGACCCCAAAATCGAGTGTCCATTCACTACTTCTTACAGTGAAAAAGAATATAGTTAATTTAGTAAAATGACGTCTGATTCAACAATTATTACGTTTGCCGTTGCTGTTTACCTAGGAGGTGTGCTCAAAGATTTTATCGGTGCAATCACGCGCGATTTAATCGCGCCGCTTTTTGCTCCTATCCTACCGGATGCTCAGAAGTCGGCGTCAAAAGTCACAGTTCAACTTGGACCGTTTCTATTCTTTGTAGGCGATGCTCTAGCTGCAACAATTGATCTATTTATTGCAATGTTTGTCATAAGCCTCGTTCTACCGTACATTCGTACATATGCTCCTCACATCATGAAGAAGTAAAAACTATGTTTAATAAATAAGAATGGGAGCTTCATCGTCAGTACCCTCAAGTGAACCGACACTATATCAAAAAACTACTGGTGCAATCGCATCTGCAGTCAATAGTGTAAAGAATGCGGTAACGCCTAAAGCCGCGCAACCTCTATTATCAGATGCAGACACTGCTGATGCACTTAATACTCCTCGCGAGTCTCCCGGTACAACTATGACAGGCGGTCGTCGCCGTACACGTAAAGCTCGTAAGGGGCGCAAGACGCGTCGTGGTCACCGCAAGCATTAAATCTCTAGCTTAAAGTTTACCCAACCCTTCTTAGGATATGTCCCATACAACCCAATAATACGCTTCTCCAAGTCAACTGGATTGAGAGTACGTTGTTCACTCTCTTCTTTCCACTGTTTGAATACACGCTTAAGTGTAGCTTTGTCAATAGCAATAGGTTCTTCACCATCTGCCAGAGGAGAAATCTTCTCTGCAATGAATCGTGCAATACCATCATTCTCGTTACGGTAATCAGACGTATACTCCATAACCTTTGCAGGAGCAGCAAGTTTACGCAGACCCTTCTCTTCCTTCAGGATTGTAACCATATAGTTTAGAAACGGAGTTGCCCATTCCTTTGAATTAACTAGGTTCTGAATTGACTCATCCAAAGGAAACTCATTTGTGTCGGGCTTTGGAGTTACAACAAACTTTGAAATGAAATTGATAACCATAAGGCGACGCCACGTACCTCCATCTGTCGTATTAATCTTCGGCTTATCGTTACATGCAAGATGAAACTTAGCAAGTACCTCAAACTCACAGCCCGACTTGAACAGGTCACGTGCATACATCTTCTCGCCAGAAGTAATCTCCTTCATGAGTCCAGTATTGAGTGCAATCGCTTCATCGGGTTCCTGCATGGTTACGAAGCGACGACCTTTGAGACGAATAACTTCCGGAGCAGCTGCTCCAGATCCCTTACGCTTCTGAGTGAATAGAGAGATCGGAACAGTACATGCGTAATCTCCAAGAGCTTTCGAGAGCAGATTCATAATCATTGATTTACCGTTCGATCCAGATCCAGTCAGAATGTGAAACTTTTGAGCCGGATTACCGCCGATCAAACAAGTTGCCAAATGCTTCATAAAATACTCACGCACTTCAATATCGGGTAGAACCTGTTTGATAAACTTATCAATTGCGGGCCAAGAATCATATTCATAATACTTCTTTTCTGTATCATAATCAATTTCAGTCGAGAATGAGATATAGTCTTCGGGTTTACCATCACGAAGCTCCATCTTTACCAAATCAAACACACCATTGTTGAACGCAATTAAATCCTTATTTGCATCAACCTTCTTCGTAAAGTCTTCGTCAAAGAATAGTTCACGACATTCCTTCATAACATTTGCCTTGAATGATGTCTTTTTCAAGTTCAAGTATACTTTATTTAATCCAGTTCGTTGAATTTCAAGTTTACAGTATTCACAAACACCACAATCTTCCTTTCCACCACCACTGCATGAAGTTAGTCCACGATTGTTCATTTCTGTGCTAGTTTTGGTCATACGATCAAAGAATATCGTAGCAATTTCCCGAGATAGTCGTACAAGTAGATTTACACCAGAATCATTCTCCTTCCAAATATGTCCAGACCAGCGATACCAAACATTATTACGAAAATCAGAACACTTATAGTTATCGCGAAACTTTGCATGAATAACTCTTGAAACGTCGTGCTCTGTTTGCGAACATGCCGCTAGAACAAGACGTTCTACATTTCGAGATTCAATTTCATCATATCCTTCACGATTATCCTCGCGAGACCAATAACGTAGCGTTCCTTCACCTAAGCGTTCTCCATCATTACGAAATGTCAGACTATTCCACTTTTGAATACAATCTGCTTCATTATACTTCTTTTCGTCCTGTGAACTAAAATCGAGAAATACATCAAGCAAATCAGGATGAATGTTATGAAGACAGATTGCAACTTGAACCCACTGTTCATATGCTTCGCATCGTGACATATTCAAATTCATTACGTGACTTTTAATGGTATCTTTTGTATCTGGATCAAGAGGAACAAAGATACGACCATTTGGTGAAGATGCGCGTGATCCAGGTTTCTCTCCACGAACTGCAGGACGTCCGCGGCCAGGAGTTACAGCACGCCCCCCGGAAATACGCACCTGAGGTTGTTCTTTGATACCATCATAAAGTTTCTTTCCTTCCTCTGTCATCGGAGTTTCATCCTTATCGTCGCGACGAAGAGAAAGAGTCTTAAGAAGATCTAGAGAGATTTGAGGTACATCTTGCTTTACTCTGATTTCATCTTTAGAACATTCGAGTATATATGCAGTCAAGTATGGTAGAGAATTAGGATCATTCTTACGTGAGCCATACATAGTCCATGGACCCGAACGATTTACAACCGCCTCATCGTATACTTTCTCCCAAGGTTCGTTGAGAGGAAGTCCGGGAAAGAACTCGTCCATACGTTTGACAAGTGCACGACGTACACGCTGCTCTACAAACTTGTGACTGCATACAGCCGGTACAACCATATGAATACCAGACTTCATGCGATTATTCTTTGAGTCAAATGTAGGCTTACGCTTCTCCATGACATAGACATCAAAGTTAGGTGGAAGCTGCAAATACTCGCCCATCATCTTCAAATACTCGGACGTAAACTTGACAACTTGATCCTGAGTATGAAGATGGTTCTTGATATCTGCAGGATAGATGAAATCAAAATCAATACGAAGCGGACCGATATCTGTTGAACGTTCCGTTAAGTACTGTTTATCTTGATCAAGAATTGCTTCTGCGTATAGCTCATAAAATTGGGTAATAGCATCTTCTCCAACAAAATATTTACCTCCGGCTAGCGACGTGTGAGTCCAAACCCCGTCAGCCTTATGGTTCTCAAGAAACTCACGTAAGCCACCTTTTGATGCCATAGTATGTTGACCTTGGATTATTTTACTCCGGACGATCCATTTTGAACGAATGAAAACGAATCGATAAATCGTCTAGCTGTAGAAATCAAAATGCGATTCTGCCCATCTTGTCGTAACTTTCTATACGTAATTGAGGAAGAGGTTGTAGACGGGAAGGCAGTTGCATTCGAAAAGTGTCACAAATGTGAATTCAAACAAGAGATTACTCGTAACAATCCCCTCATTTACGAACACGTTCTACAACAAGATAAGACTGCTAGTTTTGCAGTGAACCCTTACATTGAGTATGACCGAACGCTAGATCACCTTAAAAACATTGTATGTCCTAACAAAGAATGCCCTACAAAGGGTAAGGATGGTGTTGAACCGGATGTAGTTCCTATTGAACTAAACTCGGAGCATCTGATTTGGATGTATAAATGTGTAAACTGTAAGACTATGTGGAAGCAAAATTCTCGAGCAAGTTAAGTAAATGTCGTGGTTATGGATTGCTATATTTGCTGTTGTTGCCTATGTGGCGTATACGTATTTTTCAAGAGACCACTTTACATTATCGCGACCTGAATATGTCTACATAGGAGCAGGCTTATTTGGGGTTTTGATACTTGCGGTATACTTTGCTGTTCTTCGCCGTGAATGAAAACTAAATAAAAGATAATGGCAACACAAAAAAATAGATTTTGTCAATGTATTAAAGCGGTAAAGGCTCGTGGTATTTCAGAGAAAGGTGCTATTGCAATCTGCGTTAAATCAGTTGTACAAAAGCGAGGCCGTACTTTAAAGAAATTTACGTGTGGTAAAAAGGGAAAGCTTATAACACAAAAAAAGATTGTTAAGAAGTAAATGGATATAGTAGAAATTCTTTCTCTTATTGTTATGTTAGCAGTTGCGGCTGTTATTATTTTTCTTATAGTGAGAGCTGTTCAGGACTCTTTTCCTAAAAAAGAAGCGATGTCTAATTCAGAGATAGGTGGACTTTCCGGCGGTATTGTAGCCGCGATTGCCGTTGGTGGATTTATAGCATATACGGTACTTCATGCTAGAAGAGGACTGCGTTTAATGTCAGGAAAATATTGATACTATTATAAAATGAAGTATCAGAAGGAGCTTTTAATTGTTGCAGGGTTGGTCGTAGTGTACTATTTATACACAAATAAAGAACACCTCTCTAACAACATATACGCTCAAATTGGTGATATAGCTGGATATGTGTCAGCTGCACTAATTGTTATTATTCTTATTTCTGTAATTTTTGGAGGAGCCAGATAAAGTACTACTAGAAGTATAAATGAAACAAGAAAAGATGTTTCTATATGTCGCGGTATTAGCTGTCCTCTATTATCTGTACACGAATAAGGAACATTACACGGAAGTTGTACCTCCACCTGAAACATGGGGTATAATTATTGCAGGTGTACTTGGGTTTTTTCTTGTCTTCGGAGCAGTACTGTCTTTACGCGGATCTAAATGATAAAATACTACTACGAGTATAAATGAAACAGAAAAAGATGTTTCTATATGTCGCGGTATTAGCCGTACTGTACTATGTCTACACACAACGAGAACATCTTACAGACAAGCAAAAACAAGACGATCCTATAATTGAATATGTTATGATTGGAATCGCGTGTATAGTTGGTATAATTGGTCTTATTGCTCTTAGTTTTACTGTTAAAGACGGATTTAGAACATATGACTGGTAAAAAAATCAAAGATTATAAATAAATGAAACAGGAAAAGATGTTTCTATATGTCGCGGTATTAGCCGTACTGTACTATGTCTACACACAACGAGAACATCTTACTGCTGGCCAAGATAAAGATGCTTCTTTGGGAATAGGAATTGGCGGTATAGTAATGGCTCTTTTATTTATTGGATTTATTGTATGGGCTTTTAATGAAGTATACAAGTGGTGGTAAAATAATCAAGATTATAAATAAATGAAGCGTGAAAAAATCACCTACGCGATTATTGGTCTACTGTTAGCAATCTATCTGTACCAGAACTATTATATGCGTGAAGGCATGGGTTTAGGATGCGGCGACGCCGATGCGTTCTGTGGATGGCTGATATTTTTTGTAGTAGTTCTGATTCTTTATACCATTGGTAAGGTAATTAATGGGTAAGTGCAGCCCATGAAACGGGAAACTTTTTACTTAATTCGTCACCAACCATTCGTGCATATTTCTGAATTTCACGCTGAGCATCAGGAGATGTTCTCAGCTTGTAAAGACGAGCAGCATTTACGACCATTAAGTCATTGCCCATTACTTCTAGGAGTTCTACTGAACCCATTGTTGTAATATTATTCTTGTTGGAAAATGAATACATTTTCAAACAAAAAAGAAAGAGTACAATAATGGAAGAACTTCGTATTAAATCACGACTATTGCATCCGGAAGTTGAGTTTATCTCACGAGAGCAGGTTAAAGAAGCACTAACTAATCCTCGTATTCTGTATCCTTATTACACAAAATACGAATATACTGTAGTTCTTGGTTTGCGAATGCAGCAGCTAGCAGAAGGTGCAATGCCTCTTGCATCAATTGATGGTATGGTAACATCTGATCCTGTATTTCTAGAGGAAGTCGCTAAAAAGGAAATTGTAGAAAAGAAACTCCCATTTATCATTATTCGAAGCATTCCAAATGGCCAATCTGAATATTGGTCTACATCTGAGCTTAGTGTTATGTGGTAATTAACCGTTTAATTGATGTTTAACTTCTTCTGAAGGCGGAAATACAATTAGTGGTTCATAGTTAACATTTTTTGCTAACATGTTAGGACTGTCATGTATCACTGATCCATTAGCAAACTGTAGGTCAATGCTATTCTTCTCTTCGAAACGAGCTTGATCTTTCGTTATATCGCGTCGTAGACGACGACTATCAGATCGCGGATACGTGGTCCACATAATTGGAAGAAGATAGGCTAAAAATAGAGTTAGTACTACAGCAGTCTGCTTGTAATCGCGGAGATACGCTAGTACTATACCCGATAGGAGTACAATAGACGAAATCTGAAGACCAGCAAATAGAAAGAAGTCAAGGAAGGGCTCGGCGAAGTGAGGGAGTACTATAAAAGCAAATAAAACTGAAAACACACCAATGGCGATTCCGGAATCAGGAGTCATTCTTATCTTTTTTACATAGAAAACGAATCTGGATAGAAAGAATAGAGAGAAAGTAAGATGATTATTCCAATTCTCTGCTTTAGTTGTCGTAACCCGATTGCCGGCAAGTACATGACGTATCTTAAAAAGGTAAAAGAATATCGTAAAGATGACGGAAAAACAGAAATAGAGTATCTGACCGCTACGACTGTTAAGACTGCAGAAGGTAAAGCTCTAGATGACCTCGGAGTAAAACGTATGTGCTGTCGCCGTCATTTTCTATCACATGTGGATCTTCTGTAATAAAATCGAACCACAACACAAATGTCCTATACGGAATATTTAAGACGAAAGGCTGCTGCTGCGCCAGTTGTTCTTAGCACTCGTTCTAAGCTTGATGCATCGTCTTATACCAATCGTGTAAGACTAGCTGCTGCAGGAGTAGATTTTTCTCCTAATGGTCAGAAATATGGATCTATTACAAATGTGTTTGACCCTGATAGCGGCGGAACTGCCGGACAGTTTATTCATGCTATCGGAAGTTACAAAAAGGTAGCGGGTGGTCGCGTTCCGGACGCTAGCGCATTTACCGCGTATTCTGGCGGCCAAGCTATCGGAAAGGAAATTGCGGCTGGTATGCCTTCCGATCGTATTTTAATGAATTCGAATGATACTGGTAGTATCAGCGGCTGTTTACCCATTCCGGCACCTGTAGCTCCCAAGAATGCGAGTTCGTTTACAAAGGATATCATTTCTTGCCATGAAGTTCAAGGCGAGAAGCATAATACCGACGCTACAACACATCCGGGTCCTTCTGTTTTTGTTGATAATACAATCAGCCAGGTAAAGAACTACAATCTACCTCAAAACAAGACGGAGTATCAAATTTCTCAAAAGTGTACGTCCTGTGGTAATAATCCTCCAGGTACAGGTGTCACATGTGTGTTCTGTGTTGGTGCAAACCATACACCATCTGCCGATATGCCGCACAATACACGCTGGGCGCCTCGTCCTGCAAAGTCTGCTCAGCCAATTATCGTAGTATCATCTCCTTCCGATGCTCGTAAGGTAGGTGATTTTAATCCTCGTCGTCCTCCTCGCGTGTTTGCAAATCGCGGTAATCCCAACATTGGTCATATTCGGTACCCTAAAACGCCATACCAGATTCCCGCTGGAACTGCAGCTCACTTAAAGATCAATGAACCGGTGCATTATCCTGGCACTATGTAATAATGAGTAGCCATACACTTGCATTACTAGCAGCTGCTCAATGTAGAGGTGAAAAACATGTTACAAATGCAAAAACGTATCCTGGTCCTCCACTTTTTGTAGCGGATACAATGACTCGTGTGAAAAACTACAATCTTCCAATTAATAATAATAATAAAGCAGGGTGTGTTCCTTGTACCGCACTTGTGAACCATGCACCGCCAGCTGTAAGTCCCCATAGGATTGGTTGTGCACCAATTAACAAAAAACTTGCTCAAAAGTTTGTTTCAACTCCTTCTCCATCTGAAGCAAGAAAGGTTGGAAATTTCCATCCTACAAAGATTCCTTTAATTTATAAGGTTGGTAGTAACTTCCGTATAGGATGTTGATTTTAAAGATAGATTAAACTAATAACATAATGTTGTGGGTTTTATCAAACATGAAAAAAATTCAAGAGTTTCGTGAAGAATTTTACAAAGCTCATGAATCTGTAAAAATTTTAGATTTATCAAAAATTCCAGTTAAAGATTTGGCACTTGAAAGTGATTCGATCGTAAACCATCATAAAGAATGTGCCATTTACTTAGGTTATCTTGAACCTGGATGGATGATGGAACTATGTGATCAAACAAAATTACGCAAACTTTTTCGTAAATTTCCGGTTGGACTTATATTATATTTTCCCGAAAGTCTTCCTTACTCATGGAAAACAGATATCGAGATTCTCTACACAGGAGAGTCAAATGGAGAATCCAATTCTTTCGACGATGGTAGTACTGTACAACACAAACCTAAAGATGGACACAACAAAGCTGTTAGGAAGTCTACCGCTAAATGAAGTAATTATCAAAATTGAGAAACGAGGAATGGAAAAGAGAGGACAGAGTAAACGTGATAAAATTAAACACCGTGCAAAAAGTGAAATTGTGGTCCAAAAAAATACAGGATTTGGACATAATTCAATCACACTTGTTATGATGAATAACGGGTACGGTGAACTTCCTTCTAAAGAAATTACAGTAAAGATCTTTCAAAATGGAGTCTTTCATATGACAGGCGTTCTGGATGATCGGTACGATAAACAATGTATTTCTCTTCTTCTTGATATAATTTGGACCAACTGTCAAGATTGTATTAAAGAAGCACCTGCTATGTATGAAATCACAAATCGTCGTGTAGTATTGATGAATTATACAACAAAGTTTACATCTAACGAAACAATCGCACGTGAATCACTCTATGTTTCAATTCGTAATGCGCATTATGAAAATATCACATGTCATTATGATCCCGATGTATATCCTGGTGTCAAGATTCACATCGGTCCTCAAAAGTGGACTGCTAAAGTATTTCGAACTGGAAAAATTATTCTAACTGGAATTACAACTCCAGGGGATTGTACTGTATTTATACAACAACTCCTTTCTCTATTTGCTTTGGTGCTTCCATCAATGCAATTGAAATTGAATACGACAGAAAAAGCTGGCCCAGCGTCAATGCTGTAAGAAATGTAATCCAACAAAATAAAATATAATTTGAACTCATTTTTTCCCATAAGCCGCTAAACACGGTTACGAACCCCCCTACTACGAGAACGGCGCTTACTGCGATTCCTCCTATTATTCCGTTTCTTGCTGCTTCCATGTCTCTTTGTCTTACGCCCACGTTTTCGTCTTCCTCCTGGTAACTCGTTTTCACTGCGTCTCATACGAAACCCACCATTGACTTGATACGGTTGCATGTTTGCAGTTTTATCGTACATACCGGCGACCTTTAGTTTATTTAACACATCAATCCCGGCTTTTTGAACTCCATCAGAACTACTTCCAGAAATACTATGTGCTGTTGGAACTGCTAGTGAAGAGACATTACCACCACCTCTACGATGCTTGCGACGTTTTGTGCGACGTCTTGCACCCTTTTGACCTGCTCCCAAGTTCGCCCCAGCATTCACAGCATCTTGTTGACTGGCAAGATTAGCGTTAACAGATGCGCCTAAAATACCACCTTCTACCTTTTGCGAAATACCCGTAGATAATTCTGGTTTATCGGGGCGAAATTGTCCTCCCGGTAAAGTAGGCATCTTAATGTATTAAAGAGAAATAAGATAAATGTCGGAGTTAACTTCTATTCAGATCCAAGCGCTTGTCCGTGATATGGATACAAGCATACGTAAATACAAAAAACTAAAAACAACAAATCTTGAAGGATATCGTCAAAAGCTTGTTGATGAAAATAAACAACTCTACGAAGAGTTTCCAACAGTTTTTGAAATGCACTACGAAGGGAAACTAGATGCTACTTTTTTTGAAATGTTAAAACTCCGCCGCAAAGTAGAAAAGAAAGAAATTACGCAAGAAGAGGCTACAAAGCAAATTGGTCAAAAACTTTTTGATCGGTTTGTTGCACCTGTAGTAAGTACTCTACCGGGACCCACAAGTCCTCCTCCGATGTCATATGCAGAGTACTATAAGCAGTTTGAGAAAAAAGATGACACTAAATAAATGCCGTATTCAGTTCCTCGTTTACCTGCAAGAATTGATAAAGCGAAAGAAGGTAGCTTTGGAGGTGCTTCTGGGTTTACAAGTGCAGTAAAAGCGTTAGCTGCTACCAATGTAAATGCTTCGAAGCCCGAAAGTGTAAAAAAAACCATTACTAACGGCAGAGCAAACTCTGGGTTTTCAATTATAACATCTTTAAAATATGCGAGTGCATTAGCACCTGCCATTCGATCTAAATTAACAAAGACTCATACTTAAGAACTTTCAGTCTTGAAGACTTCTCGTAGCTTCATAATAAGTTTTCCTAACATATTCTTTCCTCTCCACTTTGAAGGTGTTCTAGACTTATCTGATTCACGTCCCGATCCTATCCCCCAATAACCATCGCGTGGATTCGCCTCACCAATTACTTTATCACCCGTTTCTAGCAGCTGCTTACGTAGTTCTGGATGCTGGACAAATTTGGCTCTCAGTCCCTTCTCCATGATCATATCCTTCTCTGCATCCCACTTTTCCGGAATTAGATTTTGAACCTTCTTTCCAAGAGCTTTAGCCGCCTTAGGAGTTTTTGCTTTCAGAATCTTTTCATACATTTCTTCATCAGCAAACAGCTTAGCTTTCATCGCTTGAAAATAATGTTCAACGGTTGGAAATTTTACACCATCAACTTCAATCGGATGTTCTGACATATTACTTAGGCTTCGATGCTCACCCTTGCTCTCATCAGAACCAAAGAATAGGACCGGTTCAGGTTCAGGCTCCTTTTCCTTCTTAAGTTTACGAGTCTTCTTTGCAGGCGTCTCTACAACCTTCACACTTTCTTGTTCGGGTTCAGGTTCCTTAATAGGCTCGGGTTCTTTGACGGCTGTATTCCTCTTAAACACAAAACTACGGTTCAAGAATGAGAATGTCTGTTGTTCCTTAGTTAGTGTTAGTTTAGTTTGAGCAGAATATATTTCACTAAACATTTTTGACTCAACTAAATCAAATCCATACTCTTTCATGATGTCAACGACCTTTTCGAATGGAACAAGGTATTCAACTGCCGGTTTATCGAATGATTCTAGAGATACTTTTACAGGCATTCCGAACTCTTCAGTCCACGACTCACGATCTTGGTATTCTTTCGTATATTCACCCGCAATGTTCTTAGGACCTCCAAAATAATGTGTCTTCTTTCCGAGTAGAAGCGAATAGATTGCCTTTCCATCAGAACACGTCCCAAAGAATCCATCCTTACAATACTTTTCAATATTCTTTGCAAAGTTGCGAAACACGAGTTCCGATTCACATGCGTAGTGAAACGCAAACTGACAAGAAATTTTATCAAATAGATTTAGATTCTCAAATTGAGCTAGATATGATGTAGTTCCCTTTTCAGTTCCCAAAAGTATCGGCATATACTTATCTTCCTGCTCGAGCAGAGGAAACTGTGTCATATCTCCAACCAGATAGAGTATAGGGGGCATATAATCGTGAGGGTTATCCTGTTTGTCACGTAGGTATCGAGTTGCAGCCCCTTGAGCTGTTGAAGTAATGTTTGTTAACGAAATATCAACACCCACTACTTTGGAAGGATGAGCCTTCTTGAGCTTATGCATATCACCGCCACGACCACACGCAAGTTCCATTATCGTTTCATCCTTTTGAACATTCGTCACGTATAGTTGATCTTTGATACGATTGTGGAATGTATATACGTCTTTGAATACACGATTCTCTCTCTTTAGCTCGTCACGGTAATATGCGTCATCTTCGACAGACGTATCAATCGGTTCAGACATGAAAGTTGATATCATTCGTTCAGTGATGGGTACGTGCATTGAAGTCCAAACCGAATTAGCAGTCTTGAAGTCGTTTCCATAAACAGGCTTCTGTTGTACACGATAGGAGTATGTCTTATCGTAACGAGTTCTCAAGATGACCCATTGGTTTGTTTCCATATTATACGCACATTCAATGATCGTATTATCTTCTACTTTCTCTCCGTGAATATCAACAGGGATGTTCTTTTTGTTGAGAGGTAGAAGAATCTTATAGGCATCTGGATCACGAGGACTATCTGGTTGGAAGAATGATGGAATATAGCTATTTGTAGCTGCAATTTTGTCCAAGTCTTCGGGAAGACGTTTGGGAACGTATTCTTCGTTCATCATTTCGCGAGGATAGATAAGGTTATCACCAGCCCCCCTAGAAACAAATAGCTCACCTTGTTTTACGACTTCCTTGGTCACTGAATCAATCGCTTCACCTGGAACAAATTTTAGAAGAAAGTCAATACTATTCTGTGTCGACGGTTTCCACTTGTACACCGTCTTCCAAGTCTTTCCACGACGTTCGTTTGCAGGAGCAACTCCAGTCGAACGAGGCGTAAAGATCAATCCATCTATTTCGTATTCAAACTTGGTGTTTAACATTGTATGAATAGCTTCTTCCATTGCAACACCATCTCCTGCTAGAAACAACTTAGTTTCAACACGAAGAGGATGCATAGAAGGTTTCATCGTAAACTCAGTTTGGAGATCAGTAACAAACAAGTGAGCACATCCGAGACGAGATGCGAGTGGATTTTTAGTCATATCTTCATCAGTCTTCATGAGAGGAAGTGACTTTGTATCACGATTGCGAAACCGGTAGACATCAAAGATGCAGAACAGATTCTTATCGGGAATATATTCACCGTCGATAAAGTCTCCCAGGTGATTATCGTTATTTGCAACAAGACCTGTCCATACAATCTGTTCCTGTTTGTTAATCTTGAGAACCTTGCGATCACGAGCAACGTATAATCCAGATCGATCACCGTCTGCCTTGTTGGTAACAGTGTAGTCTTTTGAGATATTATTAGGGCTCTCGATGTTCACATGACGACGTAGAAGTGTTACTAAATCATAGAATGTATTGTTTGTCATTCGAAATTCTTGAACATATCGTGTGATGTCTGAATTTGATAGTAGAAATTCTGTTTGGTGGAATGCTTGTAGAATGGTATGAATCTTATTTAAGAATTCGACGGCAATTCGACCACTTTCTAGCTTACTCTTTTTACCAATGAACTCAATTTCTAGCTCATAAAAGTGAGGTTGCTTTAGAATATCGCGAACCAGCTTATTAGAATTCTTATTGCGAAATTTGACCATTGAGAAATCAAAACGAAATAGCTTATCTGTTGTTATAAATGACTTACGGTGAATGATTCGAATGAATGCATTTACATCGGAAGGACTTCCCTCCCAGTCTTTACGAAGAGGGGTTTCAGTTCTTACAGTAAACCGAATATCAGCATCAGCGACGTCGATCGTGTCATTCTTTCCTTCAACATATCTTGACTTCTTCTCTACAGTCAGAGGTATCTCGCGGAACGAGTTTGTTATACACACTTTGTGAATAAGCTGAGGAGTCATGACATTTACTCGGGTATCCCCGTAAGAAATTGTAAGTCGATTTTCTTCTGTTGGTTGACCAGAGCATAGAGAATCGATTGCTTTTAGCAAGCGATCTGCTACATCCTTGGTCTTTATACGGTCCGAAAGCAGCTTGCATTCTACTTCTGCTTTTGGATCTTGCTTTGAGATGTTTATGAATGATACAAGTCCTTCAAGAACTTGTGGAGAAATTATTTCCTCCATTTAGTTATATTTTTACTTAGATGAAAGATCGTCCATTTTTAATGTATTAAATCAATTGAAGCATACGTTCGTATCCTTTACGCGTCTTTGAATCTTCTTCCATACGTCTTTTCTGATCAATACAAAAATTAATGTATGTGTCAATTTCCTTTAAACATTCGTCAGGGATGTTATTAGTTGAGACTAAGACCTCATTTTGAGTTCGAGTGAATGAAGAGGTATATCTTTTAATAATCGAAAAAATTTGAGTATGTTCATTAGCTTCGAGTTTATCAATTGCATCCTTTAAAGCCTCCTTCTTAGAGCGTGAGAAGCTCATTTGTATTAGATACTTCATCAGGTTTCTTCAGTTTTCTACGAGTGCCTGTCTTTGACACAGGAACAGATGGAACATAAGTTACCTGCTTTTGATCTGAATCACTCCTGGTTCCCATGAATGAAACGGCCTTTGTCTCCTCTTCTTCGGGTTTGGTAGTATTTTGTACAAGAGGTAGCTCGACGTCGGGCTTAATTTGTTCAAGTAGCTTAGCAACAACTATAATTGTATCATCCTGTTGCTTAAACTGAGATCCAATGACCTCGAATTCAACCTCGTCGCCAACATTAATTTTATCAAACTGTTCGTTATCAAAATGTAGATCGCGAGGGATGAGAATTTTAATAGGAGGGGTCTCTGCGTGAATACCGATCTTACTACGAAGAGTTACAGGTGCTCGAAATCGCTGACCTGTGTGGGGCATACAAATATCTGCCTGAAACGTTACTTCATAATCAATACCTCCTTTAATATAGTTTGTCTTCCCAAGAGAGTAGTCGACAATTGTTACACTCTTGGGCTGAATAAATCCTTCTGATTGACAACGTCCTTCATAATTCATCTTTACTTGTGCAAGCAATGATGAATGCATATTACGTTGTAGAAATCTCGAATGAATGTGAATTGTTTTCTTTAGAACACGTCTTTCGAAAAGAGGGTCCATGTTACTATTCCCTGATTAAAAATTATTCGATCTGTTTTCCACGAACAGTTACTTTTTTAATTGTTTTCTATCTTCATTCAATATCTCCCATTCTTCAGGAGTCCACCAGATCAAATCTGGTTTAGATCTTAAAACTTGTTTACGAACTACTAAATCTAAAAACATACAACGATCTTTTTTACCTGTTACATCATCGGGAAACGGATCACCTAACCAAGACGCAAATTCTGTTAGAACAACCTCTTTATAACTACTACAAGCACGACCACTTATTCCTTTTGTTCGTTGTGCTACCTTTAGTGTAGTAGATGCCTCGTCAACGTTAAAAATTATTTTACCATCTTTCATCGACGCAAAATAGTTGGACTTGTTTTCAACAAACCTTTTTCTCAGAGCATCGGCCCATTTGTCATATTCATTTTTCTCTTTACCAATTGGAGTTGTAAGTTCCTTTTTCTCATTAAAAATTCGCTTAGAACCTAATACGAAAAGTTTTTTACCATCATCTAAGCTAATTAATAAATCTTTTGCATAAATAGGCAAATTAGTCCAATCGAGGCCTAACATATATTGAACACGTTCATCATCCGTTAGGTCATGATCTATAATGTACCATTCTAATATTCCTTCAATATCTTTGAAATATTTTTTGATTTTCGCCGGAAATAAATAGTCGTTTAGTTTCTTTTCAACCAGGTCCTTTTCAATTTTAACATCTAATACAACAGGTTGTTGTTGTAATGGTACATAGTTTGGTTTATCTTCTTTCAATATTCTGTCTAGCATTGTACGTGTTTCATGAACTGTAAACGCTATCATATTTCCTTTTGATTCAATCGTTCCAATACTGCCATTCTTGTCACGAAATTTTACTGAATTTGAAATTGCAGTCTGTAATGTGTATGAAAGAACATTAGGATCATACTGTTTCATTGTAGCACTTTTAGCTATATCATCTTTTGACCAAATTGATTTCTTCAAAAAGAGCTGAGCCAACTTATCATAAATTTCTTCACGAACATCTAATATTGCAGACAAAGGTCTTACGTGTTTAGGATCAGGGTCCTGGGCTTCTTGTATACACATAAGTTCTGTTTCCTTTTCTTCAAATGTAGGACTAAACATACTTACCAAATTTAATGTTAGTTTCTTCTTATCCTGCGATCGTTCCTGGGTTATTTTTAGTTCCTCCCTCCAGTCTTTTGGTAACGTATTTGTTGCTTCGTTTAAACTACAGTCCATAGCAGATTCCATCATGATCCTCTTTACGGCTGCAATTCGTTCCGCCTTTTCTTCTACAAATACACGATACACATATTCGTCGTATGTCTCTTTATCTGAATCAGCATACCGACAGACGTGAAGATATACAGTACAGTTCTGTTTTTCAAAAGGAAGTAGTGAGTGTGAGCACGTTCTCATACCACGACCAACAACTTGTTCAATTCTTGACATGTTAAACCACGGATCTAAAATATGAACCTGGCGAATGTAACGAAAGTCAACTCCCTCTGAAATTTTTGGAGATGAAATAATTACTCTAATATCAGAACCATCCTTATTGATAGGATTCTTTAGACGAGTAATTGCTTTGCGAATATCTGAATCACTAACGTTAGATGTTAATAATAAGTAACGTCCTTTTGATCCTCGTGGAACTTCGCCGGAAGAATCTTTTAATAAATCATTTCCTAAAGCGGAAACATACCCATGTTCTTCTAAACACATAGCAAAAAGATTGGCACCGTCTTCAACTAAATTTGAGTACACAAAGGCGATTCCTTCTGATTGGCTTAATATTTTTGTGATCAGAGCAAACTTTGAACTATACGTTGCTATCTTTGAAGGTACTAAGAACTTTTCACCTTTGTATACATACTTTCCTTCTGAAATCGAAAAAGATTCTGCAAACTTTTTATTATCAGGATACACACAGATAACTCGAGAATCAATAACAGATGATTTTTTATCTTTTAGTTTTTGAAGACTATCTGCTTGAGTAGGTGACATAATTGATTCAGTAAGTTTCAAAAACTTTCTATGTTTCTTAATTGCCACCCCAGCAATGTCACGTTTACGATCAGTCTTTGCTATAAGTTCATCTGGAGGTGGAAGACGAAAAGGAAATGTAAATGGGTTCTCACCGCGGATGAATGAAACATAATCTTGACACCACTTTCTGAATTCTCCTAAACTTTCTGCCTTGACGGTATCGTTCTTAAAAATATCAGATGGTTTTAGTTCTTTATCAAAATCAAGCTTACGATCATTCCACAAAAATAAATTAAAATAGAACAAAACTTCATCATATGTATCAAACATAGGTGTAGCTGTCAATAAAATAAGAGTAACACCGCTTGCTATCTTTATAACCTTTTCGAGTGTTTTCGCAACTAACTTCTCCTTACCATCTTCCTTCTGACGAATGTTATGAGCTTCATCAATAATTATCAAACGGTTATCGAACATTTTATGAATGATTGTTTCAACTTCGTGTTCTGTTTTATCATTGTACAAATTTTCAACTGAATTTGAAAACGTTTCGTAACCTTGAAATTCATAAAACTCGTTAATTAGCCGCGATGACATTTCCATGACACGATTCTGAACTGTACGATCGGTTAGCTTGAGAGGTTCACGTTGAGCACGTTGAATCATATCTAGATAACGTTTTCCAGTACATTGTTTGGAAGATAGAACGCCTTCTGTATCTGAATATGTTTTTGAAACATCGAATATTTGACTCTTAAAACTATCTTGAATAGACGGATTAGCCATAATAAGGACACGCTTGTCTTGAAACTCTGGACGTATGATAAATTCTTCTGCAATTTGAATGGCAGTACATGTCTTTCCCGTTCCCGTTCCATGAACCATCAGTAGATTACGAACAGGGGAATCGGGGCTCAAAACACGTCGCAAGAATCGCTGATGCATTTGAAGTTTAAAATCTGATTGTAATGAACTTGCACACGCTTGTTCACGCATGTGAATCAGTGCATCTAAGCTTGCCGGAGGAAGACTTTGTGCTTTTGTTTCTTTTAATTCCGGATACGAAAGCATCCCCTTATTAGGTGTTTTGACAAAAATGGATTCAATATATTTTACTGTAACTGATAACAACAGAATGTCTATTCCAGTTCCAGATACTTGGTATGTTGAGAACAATTGGATTATCAAAGATGATAAAATTAGACTGTATCTTGATTATATGTATGATCATGAATATGATTACGTAAGCAAGAACCGTAATAAGTACCCCGAGTGTGTACAGGAGATCATTAGAGAATATGATGCTCCGCAGAAACTTGCAAGAAACAGTAAACTTAAAATTCGTGCTCTAACAGATTACGACATGTATATGCGTGATCTATCGATCAGGCGAGATATGCTAAAGCGTCACGAAGATGCTTGGAATAAGTATAAAACTGAAAATAACATTAAAAGACCAAATGCTCTAGTAGATATCAAGAGCGAAGTTATTCGTCTAAAGATTGAACGAAAAAAGAATGAATTTGTAAATATGTGTAGCAAGGTAAAAGTTAGCCAACATAAAGGTTACGTTCCTCCGGGAAAGCGACTACAGGTTGCGTCAGAGGATCCTAAGCTTGCTCCGTTTCGTAAAGAAATTGAAACTCTTGAAAATGAATTTGAGAAGCTAAAGCATAAAATCGCTCAAGAAGATGATGAATGGGAACAGTCTGCAAGATATGAATTTGCAGTCGAACTTGAGGTGCGGTAAGTGTCGAAAGAAAGTTATTATGGACTACAAATGTTCTTGCAATAACGTCTTTTGCATTAAATGCAGATATCCGGAAGTACACAACTGTACTTTTAATTTTATTAAGCACCACCAAGAACAGATAACGAAAAATAATCCTGTCGTTGTTGGAGATAAGCTAGATAAGATATAAAAACGTATTCATTTTTACATGTTAACTCAAATAGCAAAAAAATGCTTATCTATATGGAGATTCGTATGGGCGAAGTAATTTCGTTTCATGTGGAGCCATCTGATACACTTGGAGATCTTAAAACAAAGAGTGAAGAGTTTCACGGCGTTCCGGTGAGTCAACAGCTTCTGATATTTGCAGGTGCACCAATGCTTGATGATAACATCACATTAGAAGAATATAAACTTAAACCTCAATCAAAAGTATTTCTTGTTATGAAGCTACGTGGAGGATGTAATAACGCAGATGGTGTTTGCACGTGTAAGACGTAAAAAATTATTTAATATTTTTTATACATCCAGATCCTCACCACGCTGTCGCTTACGAATAAGCGGAGGTGGCGTATTATTATTGCGCTGACGCATAATATTCCTGATTTCAGAAAGTTCATTCATATACGACTTGTTATCGGAATCTAGTCCAGCCATCTGGTAATCCATCTTATCAATTTTGTAGGTAAGACTGTTAATCTCAGACTTCAACCTGTTGATGAGACGCTCATTTGCGTCTGCATCTGCGGTCAGTCTATCGTTAGCATACTGTAGTTCAGCAACTTCTGTTTGAAGATCACCATTTGCTTCAGTTAGTGACTCGTTTTCATCTGTCAGATCATCGATCTTCTTTCGACTATTTCGAAAGCACATAAGTGTAGCGTTGCTCAACAGTCCAAGAACAAGACCAAACAACGTACCAATTAGCGCGTTGTGATCATTCTTCATTTGCATCTTAGGAGTAGTCTCCGTAAAGGTCTCCGTGAAGTTATAGTCGTCAAGAAAGAAATAGTCCATTTTTGTATTTATATTGCAAATGGTATGTGAATCCGTTTTTAATTATTCTTTGAATGGATGAACCATTATGCAGATCAAAACATAATTTCGGATACGGAACGGTCTGATCATATCGACATTGAACAAAAGGTTTAGTCTTTTAAAGTTATAGTTATGTGGTAGCTTTAAGAATATGAATGAAGGTCTATTTCTGCGAATGAGTATTGTGTCTAACCACGTATCTATTCTTACAGACCCAATTGATAAATCCATGTTAACCTTTGACTTATAGTCAGGTCCTCCCCAAGGAGGATCAACATATAGTACATCTGTATTCCACGTAAACAATTTTACGCAATCGCCGTTATACGTTGTTACATTTTTCAAATCAAACACATTTACATTTCCAGTAAGTACATCGAAATTGTTCTTTTTTAGTTCAATACTGTGAACATGTTTGAATGATAATCCAAATTGAATTGTATCACCACCAATGCACCCGGTTGCATCCGTTATAACTTTTTTATCCACATCTTTCACTGTATAACGAATTATTGACATTATCCTTTCACTGTCTCGTTTCCTTGTTATACTATATACCCCTTCTTCGGTTACTTTAAGTTTTGTATAATCTACATTCTCTCTACGAGGGAATATATCCTCCATTACAAATTAGACTCAACTAATTTGTATATTCTTTACAAATGGCTACCGTATCAAGTGCTGGTGGTGGAACATCGATGGGCAACGCTCAGCAAGGTACTCGCGGTTTAAGTGCTGGTGATTGGATTCGTCTACAACGTCTACGTGGTGCACGTAACAATGGTACAACGGGTTCAGATGCTGTTCTCGTAACGAATAAGGACATAGCGCCTACGACTTTCCCCCAACTAGGATACAACCGAAGTTTGATGATACGTAGATCGGTTGGTACAAGTAAGATCCGCAGACCTGCATCAAACTGGACAGACTATGTTGCATCTCAAACAGCTGATTTCGTTCTATCATCACAGACAGCAACAACTGGAACTTCTATTAAGAACACACTCACTAAGTTATGCAACTGCACATCATCTACATTAAGCACAAAGGTAGGCAACTGTACAAAGTGCGATGCCTTAGGCAGCAAGACCCACGTCTTTCTTTCTTAAGTGGGCCGCAAAACGGATGGTTAAAAGTCAGAGTAATAGATAGCAGAAGGGTGTAAACATGACGCAAACAGCGCTCTGTGGTATACCCGGGGGAGGCGCTTCGAACG